TGCCTGACGCGCCTATCAAGTAAAATCAAACTCGTTGCCATTGGTGAACTGATACGTTAAAAGATAGTCTGAATAAAGACCGTCCTACTCGTTTATAAATGTTCGGTCATGGGATAAATAAGCTGGCCGCGAAAGCCATACCAGTTTGAAAGACCCAGAGTTAAGCGGGAGACCTCAAAGGTCAAACTCGCTCTGAATTTTAAGAATTTGGCGCGGTAAGGCGGACTAATGGCCCGTCATAAGTAAGTTGTTGGGACAACCCGTTAGGTAAATCCTATCCAACAGCCGCCAAATAGCCGAAAGCGGATGCTGCACTGAGTTGCAACAGGTTGCATAACCGCCTTTGGGCGGCAGGAGCAAGGGATCGATAGCCCTGCCTGTGCAGACGCAGCGAGTAGGCAACCCATTTAAGGAACGATAAACCCCAGATTGGGTATGTTCCTGAATCACGTTACTTATTAACAAACGAAGTAAATCCGCAACCAGCTTAACGGCTGGTTTTTTCATTTATGGAGGTTAAGTGTTCGACCATGACCGTGGTGTGATTAAGCGGATTCTCTGCTGGATTGGTGTCCATGATTGGATTCTTAACCAGCCGACAGAGGCCGGTAAGTTGGATATATGCACTTTCTGCAACAAAGAAAAACCAAGCAAGTAAACGAGCTATTCAGTGAATCCCCAACCGACACTACCCTCCCTCCAATTGCTTAAAAAGCATAGTCGGTGATCGGGGATTCACTTAATGACTCCTGAACTCGCAAGAGATATTTACCACAAAGTCCGGATGGACGAATACCACCGGTTTAGAGAGAACTGCTTACCAGTCGATCAGTTAAAGGTTGACCTGGCTGGATTCAAAGCAGTTATTGAAGCGATAGAGAGTGAACACATTAAAAAGCAAGCTGAGAGTTATTTAAACTTTAGTAATCATTAAATGAATAGACGCGGGTTTATATCGTTTCTTATCGCGGCACCTTTAACTAAAGGATTGCCGTGGGACGGTATTGCGAAAGCGGTGGAGATCGTAAGTCCCGCTATTGCCTTAGAGATCAATGACAGCATTACAGACCTTGTAATGAGAACACTTCGCGCAAGGCAATCTGAAATCATTAAAAATATCTCAGAAAACAACGCATTACTTAATCTTCTGAAATCAAGAAGTTTAGTTAAAACAAATATTTAGGATTCGTTATGACCACTTCTAATACTAGAGGCGGTCAGTCCGGAAACGAGAACGCTAAGAAGCCGCGTATCTGGTCTGATGCCCTCAGAAAATACGCCGTCCAAAACCCCAAGACTGTAGAGAAGGCCGCTAAAGTCATGTGGGAGAACGCAGCAGAGGGCGACGTTCAGGCCGCTAAAGAGATTGCAGACCGTTTGGAGGGGAAGCCCACCCAGACGATTGCCGGAGATCAGGACAACCCGCTAAAGACCATTTCCAAGGTCGAATACGAAGTTGTTGACGCTCAGAGTTAAGGTTCCTAGGAAGCTAAAGCCTTTACTTTATCCAAAGCGTTACAAGGGGGCTTACGGTGGCCGGGGCGGGGCAAAGTCGCATTTCTTCGCAGAGCAGATCATTGTTAAATGTGCCTCACAGCCCACAAGGGTTGTTTGTATTCGTGAGGTTCAGAACTCAATCAAGGATTCTGTAAGGCAGCTAATCTTAGACAAGATTGGTAGTCTAGGGTTGTCCGGTGAGTTTGACCCGGTAGAGTCAGAAATTAGGGGGCCGAATGGCTCCTTAATCATTTTCAAGGGTATGCAGTCCTATAACTCGGACAACATTAAATCCCTTGAGGGCTATGACATAGCTTGGGTTGAAGAAGCTCAGACATTTAGCCAGAACTCCTTAGATTTGCTTCGCCCGACAATCCGAAGGGATAACTCTGAGCTTTGGTTCAGTTGGAACCCGCGATATAAAACTGACCCTGTAGACAAGTTCTTTAGGGGCAAGAATCCGCCGCCCGATGCTGTATCGGTAGAGATTAACTGGCGTGATAACCCTTGGTTCCCATTGGTTCTGCGTAAAGAGATGGAGCATGACTTCATCGCAGACCCGGATAAGGCCGAACACATCTGGAATGGCGCTTATGGCTCATCTCAGGGCGCAATCCTGGCTAAGTGGGTAAACATAGCCGAGAGGGACGGAAGAATAACCAACGAGGTTATTTACGACCCCGAAGGTTTGCCCATTGAAATATCTAGTGACTTGGGCTTTAGGGATACGGCTTCTTGGTGGTTCTGGCAAAGACTGAGGGGCGGGTTTCACCTTCTTAAGTATGAGGGCGACTCAGGCTTAGACGCTGACGATTGGATACCAAGGCTTCAGGATTCAATTGATGAGATGGGCGCTAAGTTGGGGAAGATATGGCTACCCCACGACGCGAAGGTTAAGACCTTCCAGAGTAAACACTCATCAATGGAGAAGTTCCTGACCGCGTTTGGTAATGGTCGGGTTGGTGTTGTTCCTCAGTCTAAAAAACAAGACCAAATATCCGCCGCCCGCAAGGTCGTTCAGAAGTGCCGATTTCACAAAGACTTATGTGAGGACGGGCTTGATGGACTGAGGGCGTGGGAATTCGATTGGAACGACGATACCAACGTATTTAGTCGAGACCCGTTGCACAACTGGGCATCGCATCCGGCTGATGCGTTTGCGTATGGATGCCAGATATTAGACGAGCAGGAATACGAGCCGCCTAAAGAGCGCGGAAGAATTCTCTCTGTAGGCGAGACAAACGAAGTCACCTTAAACGACATGTGGGCCACTGTGCCTAAACACAATTCAAGGATTTAACTATGGGTATGGTCAATCAAGCGGGTGTAGCTAAAAACCTGAGTGCTAGTGGTGCGGTGAGTCTTACCCCGTGTTCTGTCATTGGGTATCACGTTAATTCGACCTCTGGCGGGACGCTGATCTTTAAAGATGGCGGAGCATCGGGAACGGCTTACAACGCTGCCGTAACCCCTTTGGTGGGATTTACGGCCTTCCCCGCGACGTTTCAAACGTCTTGTTACCTGACGATTTCAGGAACGATTGACGTTACGGTATTTGTCCAAGCGTGATTTCGTCTTGGGGTAGTAGCGGGGGTGTTAGTTCACTCCTGAATTCCGCTGGATTCATTTTACCGTTCTTTGATGCTGGTTCGGGCGCGGTAAACACGACTTTATACCGTGGCACCGGCTCGGCCACGTTCACCAGAGCGACCACAGCGACCACTGTTAACAGTTCGGGATTGATTGTCTCAGTAGCGAGTGGAGTAGCTCGGAGTTATTACGACCCTACGACTCTGGCTTATATGGGTTATCTGGCGGAGGGTGCGCGGACGAATCTAGTTCTTAACTCTTTAATCGACGGAACCGACTTTTCTACTCAGTCGGTAAGTGTTGCGGCTGTTGCCCATACGTTAAGTTTTTATGGAACCGGAACGATAACTCTGTCTGGTGCCTCTACTGCTGGCCCGTTGGTTGGAACTGGTGTCTACCCTCAGAGAGTAAGCCTGACGTTTACGCCTTCTGCCGCTTCGTTGACGCTTACGGTCACGGGTTCTTGTAAGTTTGTTCAGCTTGAGGTCGGGAGTTTTGCGAGTTCGTTTATTCCTACGGCTGGCTCTAGTGTCACCCGTAACGCTGATGTGCTGACGTATCCGAGTGCGGGGAATGTTCTGACTGCAACGGGAACCGTGTATTTCGAGCAAAGCCAGAGCAGTAACGCGTCTGCTGGCGTGTTTTTAAGCATAAATGAAGGCGCTGCAATCAATGAGCGAATAACCATTTTGGATACATCAGCAAACGGCGGCTCTAGGGGGCTTGTTGTATCCGGTGGCGCGGTAACAGCAGACATCACGGTTGGGTCAAGTGCAGCAGGTAGCGTAAATAAAAGGGCAATGTGTTGGTCATCGGCATATACAAATGTTTGCCAAAACGCAACGCTAGGAACCGCTGACGTTTCATCGACCATGCCAGCAACCTTTACCCGGATCGAGATTGGGGCGCAAAACGAGTTATCGCCCAGCTATGGGGCGATCCGTAACGTCCGCATCTTCCAAACCCAACTATCCGCAAGTCAATTAGAGGCGGTGACACAATAATGGCCGTCGAGATTAAAGACCGCAAAAGAACCTCCACGGGCCTAAAGTCTTGGTTGGATGACGTTGCTAAATACGACCGCGAGTTTAAGAAGTGGGAAGGCCGGTCGGATAAGATCATTAAAAGATATAGAGATGACTTCAGGAATTCAGGCCAAGGTTATTCCATGGCTAAGTTCAATATCCTGTGGTCGAACGTCCAGACTTTAACTGCTGCGACATTCGCAAAGCTCCCGAAGCCTGATGTATCTCGTAGATTCAGGGATAACGACCCTGTGGGCCGGGTTGCGTCTTTAATCCTTGAGCGCGCCCTCGATTACGAAATCCAGCATTATCAGGATTATCGTTCGACGCTTAAGTATTCAGTCCATGACCGCTTTCTCCCTGGCAGGGCTACGGCTTGGGTGAGATATGAACCCCATTTTAAAGCTGTCAATATCGGCCAGCCTACCAATGGGTTACAAGTCACTGAAGATATAGACGAAGGTGATGAACAATTAGATTACGAGTGTTCTGCGGTTGATTATGTTCATTGGACTGACTTTGGTCATTCAGTAGCGCGGACTTGGGAGGAAGTTAATCGGGTTTGGCGCAAGGTCTACATGACCAAAGAAGCCATTGTTGAGCGGTTTGGTGAAGATAAAGCCAAGCTCATTCCGATGGACGCTAAAGTTCCGACTGAACAAGACCGTTATGAGCAAATGGCCGGAATGGATGCCCTTGAGAGAGGGTGTATCTATGAGGGTTGGGATAAGAGTAAGAAAAAAGCGGTCTGGTTTGCGAAGGGTGTTAAGGACTTTTTAGATGAACGGGATGACCCGCTTGGATTGGAAGAATTCTTCCCCTGTCCGCGTCCGATGTTTGCAACACTGACTTCAGACACTTTGGTTCCTATCCCTGACTTCACGCTTTATCAAGACCAAGCGAATGAGTTGGATATTCTCGCTGACCGGATTGACGGTCTTGTAAAGGCTCTGCAAGTAAAAGGGGTCTACGATGCGTCAGAAACCTCTCTGGCGCGTCTATTCAGTGAGGGTGAGAACAACTCCCTTCTGCCTGTTAAGAACTGGCAAGCCTTCTCTGAGAAGCAAGGTCTTAAAGGGGCTATAGATATTGTAGATTTGACCCCGATTGCTAATGCTTTGAAAGAGGCTTATCTAGCTTTTAGTCAGATCAAACAACAGGTTTACGAGATTACGGGTATCTCGGACATTATCCGAGGGAATACCGACGCGGGTGAGACTGCGACTGCCCAACAGATTAAGGGGCAATACGCCTCACTTCGTTTAAAGCAGTATCAAGAAGAAGTCTCGTTGTTTGCGACTCAAATCTTGCAGATTAAGTCTCAGATTATCTGTAAGAAATACGACCCGCAGACGATTCTGACGATTTCCGCTGCTGACCAGTTGAGCGAGGTTGATAAACAGCTTATCCCTCAAGCGATGGAGCTTTTAATTGGTAAGCGAGTAATCGACCCAATGGCCGATGAAGGCACTAACCCCCTTCGGTCGTTCCGTGTGGAGATTGCTGCTGACACTCTCGTTTACATGGATGAACAAGCGGAGAAAGAGTCTCGCGTTGAGTTCTTAACGGCTACGGGTTCATTCATTCAGCAAATGGGTGAGGTGTTGATGGCGACTCCTCCGGAGGCTAAAGGCACGGTAGTCGGTCTCCTGATGGAAATGCTTAAATTTGGTGTAACTGGATTTAAGGTCGGTAAGAACATTGAAGGCGCTTTTGACGAAGCTGCTGAGAAACTTAAACAATTGGCTAATCAACCGCCACCCCCGCCGCCGCCTGACCCGAAGCTAGAGGCGGCGAAGATTCAAGCGCAAGCGGAGCAGCAAAGAACTCAAGCCGAGATGCAGATGCTCCCAATGGAAATGCAAGCCGAGGGAATGAAAGCCCAAGCGTCTATGGCTGATGCTAAAGCCTCAATCATTGTGGCCGCTGAAAAGACACGACAGGCGAAGATTCAAGCCTCGATGCCGCCTAAACAGCCCGCATGATGCTCAAGCCTTACACCCCTTATCGGGTGTTTTGTTACTTAAATAATCGCTTGCGTTTCTGGGTCTTTACCAAGCTGAACCGGCTTGAGTGTTACGACTATCGTGGTAAGTGGATTAGTCGGTGGCCCTACCTATGAGGCATAGATGGGTTTACGTGAACGGTGAGGCTATTCAAGTTACCGACGATTACAAGCCGGAGCCGAGAACTACGGACTGGCGGGTAATGCCGGATATACAACCTTACAAGTCCATGATCGACGGGCGGGAGATTACTTCTCGGTCTCGACACAGAGAACACTTAAAAGCGCATGGCTGTATTGAAATTGGAAATGAAACGAAATACATGAACAAACCGAAGGGGGAACTAAGGTCTCCTGAAGGTCTAAAGCGGCAGATTGCCGAGATTGCAAACGAAAAACTGAGAAGGAGATAAACATGGCAACAGTCGCAGCGATTCAAGCGGAACTCAGCCCTCAAGGTCTGGGAACTCAAATTGTTATTGAGAAGCAATTTACTGTAGACACTACGGATACTTTCTTTTGCCGTGGTGGTGTAGTTGCTGTTGGTAAAGCTCGTTGGTGTGCAACGACCAACACGGATTCTGCTGCACAACAAGCGACAGCTATTACGGCTGCGATGGTTGCGTAAGTTTCGCCCTCGTCGTGATGACGCGGTTTTCCTGCAAAAAATGGAGATTTTATGGACGAGCAGATTACTCTGCGAGATCAGCTTTCACAGAATGTAGATGAAATTGTTGTAGATACACCGGTTGAAGAAACAGTAGTAGAAGCCGCCCCAGAAGGGGAAACGGCAGAACAGCAAGAGCAACGCCTTCGTGATGAACGGGGGCGTTTTGCTAAGAAAGAGGCGGAACAAGTCGAGTCCGCTGAGATACCCGCCCCAGAAGTTAAGAAGATCAATCGTCCTTCCACATGGAAAAAGGACTATTGGGAACACTTCGACAAGTTGGCGACAGAAAACCCCTCATTGGCTGAATACATCAACCAGAGGGAATCTGAATACGCCAAAGGGGTATCGACCTACAAAAACGAGGCGGAACGCGCTAAAGCGATTTGGGGCGCTTTGGAACCGTTCATGCCTGAACTACAACAACACCGGATAGACCCTGCTCAATGGGTAGGGAATCTCGGTCGGGCGCATCAGCAGTTAGCTACTGGCAGCCCTCAACAGAAGTTACAGATGTTTCAAAAGCTGGCGCAGGACTACGGAGTTCCTTTACAGGCTCTAGTCCAAACAGAGGGTCAACCAGACCCCGTTCTCCAATACGTCAGTCCTTTGTATGAACAAGTAAACCAATTAAAAGGCCAACTCCACAGTTGGCAGACACAGCAGCAGCAAGCAGAACAGCGGCAAATCCAAAGCCAAATTGAGAAATTCGCTGAAGGAAAGCCGTATTTTGAACAGGTAAGAGAAACCATGTCTGGATTACTCCAGTCGGGATTGGCTCAAGACCTCGACAGTGCCTATGAAGCGGCAGTCCGTTTACCTCAACACGAATCAATCTTCCAAGAGATGCAACAACAGCAGCAATTGGAAGCAGAGAAACGTGCGGCAGAGCAACGGGCGGCAGTCGCTACCAGGGCGCGAAATCAAACCGTAAGCACTCGTTCCACGACCCCCACAGGGCCACGGAGTAAGTCAAGCGGTTCAGGTCTGCGGGACACGATTGCAGAGGCTTTTGAAGCTGCATCGACCGGCAGAGTTTAAATTCGACTAGGAGACTGACATGGCATTCGCCAATAGTTCTGTCACCGACATCATCGCTTAACATATTTGGAAAGGTAAGTTTCTGTTATCCGATTACGCTTTTTAAGGTTTTCGGCTGGTGTTAAGTATTGAAGATTCCAAAGCACATGAAGTCCGGTAACGGGCCGACCGTCAATAAATCCCTTTAGTGGGATGATGTGGTCAATGTGCTTGCCTTTAGGACAGTTCGCGTAGAACTCAAGGATTTCGTTTAGGTCAACCCATTTCGGGGTGCGATTCTTAACGTCCTTGCGGCGATAGTATTTACGAGCAGGACACTTAGGGTCATTGGCCCAACGGTCGCGGCGCTTCTGGTTAAGTTCATCCTTCTTAACTTGATAGAGAGCCTTTTTCTGCTCTGATATTTTCTCTCTGTATTCGGCTTCGGTGGCGTATTTCTTTCTGCGCCAGTCATTCTGATATTCAGAGTATCTGCCGATGTATCGGTGAGAACGCGAATTTAAATCAACCTTTGTGCAGTCCTTGCACTTATGGCTGATGCTGTTCAGTTTTTTGTAGTAATCAGTGCGCGGCTTATCAACGCCGCATACAGGGCAAATTTTGGATTCTTTGATTTTTGGGCCAGATTTCATAATAGCGACATTATAGCACCAAATCAGGCGATATAAAACTGTGTGAATTGCTGGAAACCCCTAACGTAAAGACGAGGGCAATCAGCAGCCAAGCGCCGCAGGAATGCGGTGAAGGTTCAACGACTAGGCCATGGAGTCCAGAACGGACGGTAAAGGCCCACGAGCGCACGGCACCCTACCTGGGGTGATGAGATAGTCTGAGCTGCATGGAGACATGCAGAAGCTAGGGATAAAGAGCCTTAGCGATAACAGCCCTGACGACAATCCAGCAACGCTCCGGCAAGCTGGCGGATAACGTAACGAACAACAACGCACTCCTTTACAAGCTCAAAGAGCGTGGCAATGTGCGTCCGTTCGGCGGTGGTAACGTGATTCTTGAAGAAATTATGTATGGTGACTCGTCCACGAATAACACCAATTCGTATTCGGGTTATGAAGTTATCAACATTGCTCCGAACAGCCCGATTAGTGCTGCTCAATTTTCTATCACTCAATACGCATCGGCTGTATCAATGAGTGGTCTGGAAATGCTGCAAAACTCTGGTAAAGAGCAAATCATCGACCTGATGGAAGGCCGCATCCAAGTGGCTGAAGCTCAGTTGATGAACCGCATCGCTGGCGATCTTTACGGTGATGGCACGGGTAACGCTGGTAAAAACCTGACTGGTCTTAAGGCGGCTGTTGCTCAGTCTCCGGGTTCGGGCACTTACGGTGGTATCTCGCGCACGGATTGGTCTTTCTGGCGCAACTACGCCTATTCCGGCACTACGAATGGTGGCGCTGCGGTCTCTGCTGCAAACATCCAGCAGTATATGACCACGGTTGCTATCAATCTGGTTCGTGGCACGGATAAGGTTGATCTGATCGCGGCTGGTAATAGCTACTACTCTCTGTATGTGAACTCGCTGCAAGCAATTCAGCGTATCACTGACGAGAAAATGGCTGGCGCTGGCTTTAGCTCGGTCAAGTTCTACGGTGGTGGTGCTTCTGCTGACGTAGTTCTCGACGGTGGTATTGGTTCCTCGACGTATGACAGTGGGACTGGTAACTCCGCGCTGATGTATTTCCTTAACACGAAATATATCTACTTCCGTCCGCACCGTGATCGCAATTTTGTTCCCATTGGTGGGGAACGTCAGTCCGTCAACCAAGACGCTGTGGTTAAGCTGATCGGTTGGGCGGGTAACTTGACTTCGAGCGGCCCGCAGTTCTGCGGCGTCCTGTTCGCTTAATAGGAGAATAAACATGGCTACCATTACTTCTCCGACCATTGGCGCGAACCTGACTGGCTACGATACGACTCCCGGTTTTTCTCTGGGAACTCAAGTCATCGGCACGGATGGTTCGCTGTTTGAGTATGTCCAAGTTCTCTCGGCGGTTGCTGCTTATAACGCCGTGGGTATTTCGGATTCGGGAACTGCGTCGAACCTGACCACGACCCTCGCGGCGACTGTTAAAAAGGTCGGCGTTGCTCAAATCTCGATTGCTGTTTCTTGCTACGGTTGGGTTCAGCGTCAAGGTAAATTGAACGTGAATGTTGCGGCTAACTGCCAAGACTTCGTGAGTCTGTTTACCACGGCGACTGCCGGTGTTCTCGATGACGTTACGGTGTCTGAGTGTCTGGTTCTGGGTCTTGCGACCTATAGCTCGACGGTCACGGCTTCCAACGTGTCGGCTCTGGGTGCGGCTCCGCTGCAAATCTTCCCTTACGCTAACCCGGCATAACTTAATGCTTAGACCTCTGGCGTTTGATACTTCGACTTTTAACGTCCCGCAAGGGATAACAGAAAACATAGAGTCATGTATTAAGCGGGGTTTGCCAGAGCTTTTACCCGCTATCTGTAGTCACGATGGAACATTCGTGATTGCAGGTAGCGGCCCCTCTTTAGCTGACCAGTTGGATGAAATCAGGGCGGAAAAAGAGAAGGGGAGACCCATTTGCGCCGTTAAAGCCGCGCATGATTTTCTGTTAAGTCACGATATAGAACCTGACTTGTTTTTATCTATCGACCCAAGAGATAGACGAAGTAATGTTCAAAGGGCTTCGGAGAATACCGTTTATTTATTGTCCTCTCGGTGTTGTCCGCAGCTTTTCGACCATTTAAAAGACCGTTATGTGATGGTCTTTCACGCAGCATCTTCACAAGAAGAAAACGACTGCCTACAAAAGCACGGGGTTAAGTTTGCCATTGGTGGAACGTCAACCTCTGGGCTTAGAGCCGTGAATGTCGGTCACTTCATGGGTTATCGAAAATTCGTCATGTATGGGATGGACTCTTGTAACGCTCCCGATGGAATTACTAAAAGGGTTGATGGGAGTCTCACGGGACAGACTACAGATGTAATCGTAGGTGCTAGTGGTAAGAAATTCATTGCTAATGTCGCAATGGCACAACAAGCAATAGATTTCCAACAGCTTTGGGTGATGCTTCCGGGAATTAACGTGGAAGTCAAAGGTAACGGTCTTTTAGCTGCAATCCTTGAAGAAAGGAAACGTCTGGGGATGCCTACATGAATGTAGTCTGGGTGAATCGGTTTGGCCCGAATATGGCTTCATATAGATACAGAGCAGAAACCCCCGCCAACGAAGTAAAGAAACACGGAATTAACGCTTCTATCAATAACGGAGAAGCAGATGTAGTGATCTACTCTAAGCCGTGGGGCGAGGATTTAGAAAAAGCGAAGAAGGCTAAATCAGAAGGATGTAAGGTCATTGTTGATTTCTGCGATGACCATTTCCAAAGAGACCCGACTTATAAAGAGTTCGCTGATTTAGCCGATGGGATTGTTTGCCCCACTCCGATAATGAGGGCAAGGATTTATGACTACGTTAAGAAGGATTCAGTAGTCATTCCCGACCCTTACGAGATGGATGAATGTGAGCCGCACGCAGATGGAGACAATTATCTGTGGTTCGGTCACATGGGGAACTTGAAGGATATTTTAGACGTTGTTCAATACCTGGGGGACCGGAAACTAAGAGTAGTCTCCGGCCCGCAACAAATCCCCTCAGTGATTCCGTGGAGTCCTGAGAATCTTAGAGACACGATGAAGGTATCGAATATCTGTCTATTCCCGACTAAACCGGGAAGCGAATACAAGAGTCCTAATAGACTGATAAATGCTTTTAGGGCTGGACTGTTTCCTGTGTGTATGACTCACCCGGCTTATTTGGAGTTTAAACACTTCTGTTGGGTTGGTAACTTACCTACAGGTCTTAAATGGGAGAAGTCATTTAAGAAAGACCTGAATGATTTAGTTAAAGCCGGTCAAGACTACATCAGGGAGAGATATTCCCCTGAGACCATCGGTAAGAAGTGGGCTGAGTATTTGGAGGCCGCTTGAAACTCAATATCGGTGGCGGTGATAAATACTGGCCGGGGTTTGTGAATGTAGACAAATACGACCAGAGCGCAGACGTTTTAGCGGATTGTCGGAACCTTCCTTTTGAGGCGGATTACGCAGACGAGATTCATTCAATCCATTTTATTGAGCATATCCCTCGGTTAGAAGTTAATAACATGCTCTTGGATTGGCACAGAGTCTTAAAAAGGGGTGGGAAGCTGGTTATTGAAGTTCCGTGTTTAGACAAGATCGCTCAGAACATTATTAACGGTGAGAAGAACATGAGACTCACTGTTTTGGGGATATTCGGAGACCCCAGAGACCCTAAACCGGGAATGATGCACCAGTGGTCTTATACCAAGGATGAATTGAGGGACATTCTCCTTCAGTGCGGGTATTCAAAAGTAGAAATTAAAGAACCTCATTTTCACGTTCAAGAGAGGGACATGAGAGTGGAGGCTATCAAGGAATGAACTGCCGGTTGTGTGGTGGGGAGACCTCCCCGAAGTTAGCCCTTAGTCCGACACCGATAGCGAATGATTTTAAAGACTCACCCGATTTAGGCGCTAAAACTTACCCGTTAGAGCTTCATCAATGTTTGGAGTGTGAGCATGTCCAATTAGGGCATGTGATACCTGGGGAAGTCTTATATACCAATTACAAGTATGAAACTCCCAAGGCGATGCTTCCGCACTTGGAGAAATCAGCTAAAGACTTAAAAGAGAAATACCCTAAAGCTGAATCCGTTTTAGAGATTGGTTCTAACAACGGACTTAACGCTGAAGTGTTAAGGAAATACTTTAAAAGCGTTTCCGAGGTTGACCCCGGAGGCTCTAGTCAATATTGCGTTAAAAGGCCGTTTACGCGATCCCTGTCCGATTCGTATAGGGGCGTTGATCTAATCGTTGCAAATCACGTATTCGCCCATATAGACGATTTAAACGATGTATTTGAGGGTGTGACTAGCTGCCTTTCAGAAGATGGGGCGTTAGTGTTTGAGGTTCAGTATTTCCCAAGGATGGTAGAGCTTGGTGCTTTTGACATGATCTACCACGAACACAGGGATTATCACACTCTTAAGCCTTTACAGGTTTTCGCTAGAAAGCATGGTTTAGTCCTGACTCATTGGGAGTATGTCCCGATTCAGGGCGGCTCTATTCGGGTCACGATGAGGCGACGAGGACGAGAGATAGAAATTCCAAAAGAACCCCTTGATTGGGGTTTTTTTACGTCCTTGATAAATGAAAACGTGGAGAAAGTTAAGAGAGAGCTTTCTGAACATCATCGGATTATTGCCTTTGGTGCGGCTGCGAAGGCTTGCACTCTCATTCATCAATGCGGGATTAAAGACTTAATCGAGTATTGCGTGGATGACACCCCTTCCAAGAGGGGGAAATACATACCGGGAACGAAGATAAAAATTCTCCCTGTAGAGACTTTGTATCAATCCAAGTCGGACAAGACTTTATTTCTAACGGCTTGGAATTACGAAGAAGCAATAAAAAGTAATCACCCTGATTTTAAATATGTAGTCCCTTTCACCTAATTACTTAGGATAAAAAATGCTCGCTAGTGATCTGCAAAACCCTGAATTCTCAGGCGCTACAAATCCTGATTCTCTGTTGACGGTTAGTTTTTATTCAAAGCCTGTCCATCAGCCTTTTGAATCAGAGAAAGAAGGCCGACCTATTTTTAAAGATGTGGATTTTGTAAAGATTTTCACTCCCGGTAGTTCGTTGAACGTCATTGATTCTTTCGCGGAGGAAGAACACAAACGACGCTTCCCCCTTCAGTGGGCCAGGTATCAGAACTCCAAAGGTTCGGGAGATCAAATTATAGGAACTCCGGTAAATCAGTGGCCGATGATTACCCCATCAAGGGCTGAAGAACTCCGGGCGATGAAGTTTTTTACTGTTGAGCAGATCGCTGGTGCCTCAGATCAGCAAGTCCAGACATTAGGCATGGACGCTAACAGTCTCAGGATTAAGGCTCAAAACTTCCTTAACGCCGCGGCTGGCGCTGCTGCTTCAGAGAAAAAAGACGAAGAACTGAAGAAGCGTGATCTTGAGATTGAAGAATTGAAAAAACAAATGGCTGAATTGATGGCGGCGGTTAAACCGAAAGTCGGTCGCCCTCCGAAAGAGGCTGTCCATGGTTGAAATGGAAGATACGGAGTTTAAGAAGTGTCGGGCGATTGTTAAGTTTGGCCCCGCCACAGATACGGACGGATTTAAACCCGCCGAGTATTTCCAAGTAACCATCGACCCAAGCATGACTTCGCCGGAAGGAAATTTTATCCGGTTTGGTCTTTATAAAAATGATGAGATTTTCGGCTGGCAAAGAGTTGCGGCAATGACTGTTTGCGAGGTTTTGGAAGAAACGCCAGACCTAAAGCCACTATCTGAAGATGGCTACACGGACACTCAAAAAACCGTGGTAATGCGAAAGGTAATCTAATGGCGACAATGCTTCAGCTAATCCAACAAGCTACTACTGAAATGGGCTTGAATGTTCCTACGTCTATCGCGGGGAACCAGACTCAGGAAGTGGTGCAATTGTTGGGTTTGCTGAACGCTGTCGGTTATGAATTACAGAGGGAACAGCAGTGGCAGAAGATGAACAAGGCTCATCTTATAACTACTGCCTACACAACGACTACGGGAACTTTAACCTCTGGCAGTGCTGTAGTTACTGGTATTCCCTCAACTACGGGTCTTTCTACTTATTATCAAGCCGTAGGGACGGGTATTAACAACGCGACTTATATCGAGTCTGTTGATAGTTCCACTCAGGTTACTTTAGACCAACCGGCTACAGCTTCGGGGACTGTTTCGATTACGTTCAGTCAAGTCAAGTTCCCGATGCCATCAGACTTCGACCGAGTAATTGATAGAACGGATTGGGATAAATCACAACATTGGGAAATGTTAGGCCCGGAGACCCCCCAACAGTGGCAATGGCTTATCTCTGGGTATATCTCGACCGGCCCTAGAGTTCGTTACCGCCTGTTAGATGGTTTGTTTCAAATCTGGCCCGCCTTGGGTTCTGTTCACACTCTAGGCTTTGAATACATCTCAAACGCTTGGGTTATTGCTTCTGGTGATACTCAGCCGACTTTAACGAGCTTCACCGCTGACGCGCAGACTTGTATTTTCCCCGATAGGTTGATGGTTCTTGGTTTGAAGTTGAAATACTTTGAAATCAAGTCTTTCGATACGACTGCTTTGTATCGGGATTACATGAGGCACCTTGAGATTGCCAAAGCCGCTGATGCGGGTTCTCCGAATCTTTCCTTTGCTCCGCGTATCTCTACGGTCTTGATCGGTTGGGAGAATATCCCCGATAGTTCGTATGGCAGCTAAGTTAATCCAGAGAAAGCGGTCATCCACCGCGTCTATTCCCGCTCCTGTCGGTGGTTGGAACGCTAGAGACTCTCTAGGCGCGATGAATGTTAAGGACGCGGCACAACTGACAAACTGGTGGCCCGCGACTACTTCAGTTTATATGCGGTATGGATACACGCAACACGCCACAGGATTAACAGACCCGATAGAGACTTTAATCAATTATGACGGTCTTACTGCTTCGGAGTTGTTCGCAGCGAGTAATCAAGGGGATATAACGGATGTATCCGCTGGTGGTTCTGGGCCGTGGACTCCCGTTGTCACTGGTTTAACTAACGGACGCTTGGAATACACCCAGATTACTACATCTGCGGGTTCGTTTTTAATGGCGGTTAATGGTGCTGATAAATTAAATTACTACGATGGCACGACTTGGACGGTAGACGGCGGGACTTACACTATTACCGGTGTTGACACGGCGGATTGTTCAAACATCAACCTGTTTAAAAATCGAATCTGGTTGATTGAGAAAGACACCATGAACGCCTGGTATCTTGGAACTGGAGCGATTCAAGGTGCTGCGACAGCGTTTCCTTTGGGTGGTGTAGCGAATCTTGGTGGTCATCTGGTAGCAATGGCTACGTGGACGATTGACGCTGGATACGGTGTAGATGATCTTGCTGTATTTATTACCTCTAAGGGTGAGATTTTAGTTTATCGGGGAACAGACCCCTCCAGTGCGGCGACGTTCGCTCTAGTCGGCGTGTGGCAGATGGGTGAACCTGTAGGGACTAGATGCTGGATGAAGTATGGAGCAGACCTTCTTGTTATATCTCAAGACGGTGTGGTTCCTATGTCTGGTGGATTACAAAGCTCCCGTTTAGACCCAAGAGTAAGTTTGACTGACAAGATTCAACTTGCGGTCTCTGAGTCGGTTTCTCTTTATGGTTCTAACTTCGGCTGGCAGTTACTTTATTTCCCGAAAGAAAATCAACTGTATTTGAATGTCCCCGTAAACGAGGGGGATAACCAACAACAGTATGTGATGAACACCATCACTAAGAATTGGTGCAACTTCACGGGATGGAACGCTAATTGTTGGGCCTTGTATGACAACAATCCTTATTTTGGTGGGAATGGTTTTGTAGGCAGGGCTTGGGATGGTCTGTCAGATAACGACACAGACATTAAGGCTACTGCAATTCAGGCGTTTTCAAACTTTGGAAACGAGACTGTTCAAAAACGATTCACCATGATGCGACCGGTGTTTTTTTCAAACGGCGCTCCCGCGATTCTTGGTGAAATTAACGTGGATTTTGATTTATCAGACTCAACGGCTCCATTGAGTGCGCCTTCTATTACTTACGCCACATGGAACTCAGGGACTTGGGATTCCTCGATGTGGGGTAGTGATAACGCTCTATTGCAGAGTTGGCAGGGTGTTACTGGTATCGGTTATTACGCTGCGCCGTATATCAAAGTCGCTGCTCAAGGTATTCAGGTTCAGTGGGTGAATACCACTGTTGTTTGGGAGCAGGGCGGGGTTATATGAGTGACGTTCGCTTCACGGAGACCGCCGCGACGGTTAGTAACTTTGCGTCTAGTGATGGCCCCCCGTTGGTTTGGGATTGGGTCAACGGCGACTTATACGGACTAAAAAGCAATGGTGATGTTGTTGCCGTAACTGGCGCGTCTAGTGGTGCCGCTTGGGGTTCTATTACCGGAACGTTATCAAGCCAAACTGACTTACAGACCGCACTTGATGGGAAGCAGCCGCTTGGAACGTATGCAACTGGCGGCGGAACTGCTACGGGGACGAACACAGGAGATAACGCCACTAACTCTCAATACAGCGGTCTTGCTGCATCAAAGCAGGACACATTGGTTAGCGGGACGAATATCAAAACCATCAACGGCTCGTCTGTTTTGGGTTCCGGTGATTTGACTATATCAGGCGGGAGCGGCGTTAGTAGAGGCGCTGCTTATACGATCATGCTCGGTAATTTTATGAGTTAACAATGGCACAAAATACAGCCCCAATTTTTACACTTGTTCCTAGAACTGGATTTGGAACAATTACAGGAAACGTCGGCCTTGCTAGATCAGACGGTGTTGGAACGATTGGAACGGATATTTTCAGTATTTTCCAAGCGGAGGCCACTGACGGGTCTTACGTTTCAAAGGTAAGGATTAGTGCTGCGGCTACGACTCCAACGACAATGACCGCCTCAGTTATTCGTCTTTATATTTCCTCCGCGACTTCTGGTGCTGTGACTGCGACGACCGCCGTTCTTTACCAAGAGGTAAACGTAGCGGCTATACCCGCATCTAACGCAACAAACGGCACGAATTATTACGAGATTCCGTTCGATATTGCTCTACCTCCGAGTTATACGATTCTTGCTTCAATTCACGCTAACTTGGCGGCTAATACTCGTTGGCAGTTCTTGGTATTTGGTGGCGACTACTAATGATTGATTATTTTGGTCTACCTAAAAAGGGAAGGTCAGATAAGCAAGTTTTTAGGCCGATGGGAACAAATGCCAACTTAAATTGGCAGCAATGGGTAAAGCCGGTTGGCGCAAACATGATTTATATGTTTGCAATCGGCGGGGGTGGTGGCGGGGGCGGTGGGTTTACTAGGGCTGCTGCTGCGGCTGGCGGTGGTGGTGGTGGTGGCGGTGCGGCGGCTACTGCTTCACTGTTAATCCCTGCAATCTTTGTTCCTGATGTTTTGTATATTCAACCTGGAATCGGCGGTTTAGGTTCTACAGGTTCAGGTGTTGCCGGTAGTGCCGGTGGTCATTCTTATGTCTCAATCGGAGCGTTCCCCACTGGTGCCGCCAGTGAAATGATTACCCACCAACAGGTTTATTTACATTCCGGTCTTTTGGCGACTCCTGCCGGTGGTGGTGGCGCGGGAACGGGTGCTGCTGTTGGTGCCGCTGGTGTTGCTGGCGCTGTTGCTACGGCTCCTTTAAATACTCTCGGCTCAAATATGGGATTCTGGAAAGCAACAGTAGGCAAGGTTGGGTTTGCTGGTGGCGCTGTTGCTGGTGGTAACGGAACCGCAGCCTCTAATGTCTTGTCGGCCTCCACTACCACAACTTCAGGCGGCGCTGGTGGTGGAGGAACGACTGCGGCCAACTTTGCCGGTGGTGCGGTTACTGGCGCGGGTTTTTTTAAAACGATTTCTGGCGGTGCCGCTGGCAGTAATGACGGTGGCGGCGGAACCGATCTTAACGGTATGTCCACTGGTGGTTCTGGTGGTGGGTCATCAAACGCCGGGGTAGGCGGCCATGGCGGTAGAGGTGGCGTTGGCTCCGGCGGTGGTGGTGGTGGTGCGGGAACTACCGGAGGGCGGGGCGGTCGGGGTGGTGATGGAATGGTAATAATCATTAGCTGGTAATGGTGATTGTTTCCAATCCGTATGTCGGTTTGTGGGTCGCAAAAAGAATAAAAGGGCAATACAACGAGGAATCATCACAGGCTTTAGGTTTGAAGTCTGGGGATAAATTAGTAGCGGGTGTGATTTACGAGGATTTTAATAAAGCCTCTGTCGTGTGTCATATCGCATGTGAAAGATTAACTAAAAGTTATCTTCACGCGATTTTCGACTACCCATTCAATGTAATGGGAGTTAATAAGATTATCTGTCCGGTAGCTTCAGACAACTCTGCAAGCAAAAGACTCGTGGAAAAAATGGGTTTCTCCGTCGAGGCAGTTTTAAAAGACTGCCATGTAAACGGGGATATTTTGCTTTACACAATGAAGAAGTCTGATTGTAAATATTTAGGGAAAAAATATGGGCAAAAGTTCCTCCCCGCCTCCGGCTCCTGATTACGCTGGCGCTGCAACTGCTACGGCTCAAGGTAACTTAGAGGCTACCAGAGCAGCTACCGAAGCGAATCGGATTAACCAATACACCCCTTATGGGTCTTTGACTTACTCCAGAGACCCCAACGCGGCGACTCCTGATAGTGGATGGAGCCAGCACGTTAATCTGAATGAAACCGGTCAGCAGCTTTTGGACTATCAGAATAACGCTGCTTTAGGTTTGGGTGAGCAAACAGGCCAAGCCCTCGACCGCGTTGGTCAAAGTCTCTCTCAACCTTTTGATTATTCCTCTGTCGGTGATGTTCAAAACGCCGCAGAGGGGGCGATTACTTCACGTTTAGACCCGATTTGGGATCGTCGGACGAATCAAGAGGAAACCAAACTTATCAATCAAGGTCTCCGTCCGGGTTCAGAGGCTTATAAAAACGCAATGTCTGACTTGAACATGGGCAGGAACGACGCTTATCAACAAGCTGTGTTGGCGGGTATCAATACCATGCCCCAGACTTATCAGATGGCCCAAGC